GACCTTACCCACGAGTATGCCTGTGTGAACGCTATACAGCAAACACCTTGGCGTATTAATGGGTTTGTCGCGCAGACAATTAGGCAGTGTTGGGACAGTGGGCAGATGTGGGAAGGTTTACCTCCTAAAGATAACTTATCACTGCCAAAATATCCTTTTAGTAAAGAGCCTAAGTTTCTTAATGACGAAGAGAAGATTAAGTTTAAGGAGTTTAAGAGAGAGCGTAACAAGATTCATAGTTTTAATAACAAATCTATGTCTAAACGCATACAGGTTGAACGTACAATACAACTTGCAGAAGAGTATGCACATAGAGAGAAGATGTGGTATGTATGGCAGTTAGACTTTCGTGGACGTAAGTATCCAGTAGAGTCTTTTCTTTCACCACAGAACGCTGACTACAGCAAAGCACTATTAGAGTTTGCTAACCCAGCTACTATCACGAATGACGAAGAAGCTAGATGGTTGGCTATACATGGTGCTAATGTATTTGGAGTAGATAAGGTAAGTTTAGAAGATCGAGAGATGTGGGCGTACATGAACGTAGAGAACGCTGTCGATGTTTATAACGATCCCTTAACTAACAGATGGTGGCAGGAAGCAGATAAACCTTGGCAAGCACTTGCATGGTGTTATGAGTGGGCATTGTACAGCAACGCTAGGCAGTTTGGGGAGCACTTTGAGACGCACCTACCCTGTGCTAGTGATGGCTCGTGCAATGGCTTACAACACCTCTCAGCAATGCTCAGGGACAAAGAGGGAGGTAGGGCAGTTAACTTACTACCAAGTGAAGTACCGCAGGACATTTACACAGACGTAGCAAAACGCGCAACAGAGTTGTTACAACAACAAGACACACAGTTGGCGAAAGAGTTACTTGATGTAGGTGTATGCAGGAAGTTAACTAAGAGACCAGTGATGATTGTGCCGTACTCAGGTACACGACACGCTTGTACAGAATATATTAAAGAATCTTTAGAAGAAAAGTGTAAGGGGCGTAACCCTTGGAATGATGATTTCTTCAAGCCTTCGATGTATCTGTCAGGTTTTGTATGGCAAGCAATCAATGAGGTTATTGTCTCAGCACACTCAGTGATGGATTATGTTAAAGACCTCGCTAGGTTGTATGCAAAACAAGGTAAGATGTTTGAGTGGCACACACCAACAGGCTTACTGGTAAGGCAGACATATAATGAGCAAAGGAAACTAAGGATAGCTACACACCTTAACGGATCAGTAGTTAGGCTTAACTATTCTAAGCCAATAGATGACTCCGTAGATGCACGCAAAGCAGCGTCAGGGGCTAGTCCTAACCTTGTACACTCATTAGATGCTGCGGCTTTAACTTTTACAGTAGGAAAATGTGTAGAGAACGGTGTTACTGATTTCGCAATGGTGCACGATAGCTACGGAACACACTCACCAAACATGCCAATGCTTAACGATAAGTTAAGAGAGGCGTTTGTGGAGATGTACAAAGAACATGATGTACTGCAAAATCTCTACGATAGCGCAGTAACAACATTAACGGAGGGAACGGATGTACCACTACCTCCAACCAAAGGGGAACTTGACATCGAGGAGGTGTTAAAAAGTGACTACTTTTTCGCATAGAAAAAAGGTCATGCCCCATAAGCAGTCCAAACATAAACATTAACTTATAGGAATAAATTTATATGGCTAAAAACATTATGGTAATCGAAGGTTCAGCGCAATGGGCAAAAGTTCTAGAGCCTGATACAAAATGGAATCCATTAGGTGATTACACAATCAACCTTCAGATGTCTCAAGAAGAAGCAGCCCCGCTGTGTGAGAAACTAGAACAACTAGTTCAAGAGGAATTTAAGAAAGCAGTGAAAGAAAAACCACCGCTGAAAAATACTCTGACCACTCAGGACGTATCTAGTGTAGTGTATGATCGAGACACAGGTGATGATACTGGTAAAGTAGAATTTAAATTTAAACTCAAAGCAAAGGTACAACGTAAAGATGGTGGGTATTATGAACAGCAACCCGCTGTGCTGGACGCTAAGAAACAACCACTGCCAAAAGACATGTTGATTGGTAATGGCTCAAAGGTGAAGGTAGCTTTTGAACCTATTACTTACATCATGCAATCAACCAAGAAGGTTGGTGTGTCTTTAAGATTGAAGGCAGTACAGGTAATAGATTTGGTAGAGTATGGTAACTCAGCCACTAGCTTGTTCGATGAAGAAGATGGGTTTGTTGCTCCACCCTCCGAAGCAGCACCATTTGAAACATCAACGACTGAGGACTTAGCTGATGCCGCTGACTTCTAGATCGACCCTAGAAGAGCGTGTTCAGTTGAACCTCAAAAACCGTGGGGTAGCTTATGAGTATGAACCTTGTAAGTTACCTTATACGGTGACTAGAAATTATACACCTGATCTAAAGATTGGTAATATTTATATCGAGATCAAAGGTTACTTCAGACAAGACGCTCAACGCAAGATGCGTAACATGAAAGAACAACACCCAGAGTTGGACATAAGGTTTTTGTTTCAACGAGGGAACAGTCCAGTGCAGGGAGCTAAGAAAAGAAAAGACGGCTCTAAGATGACTTGTTCCGAATGGGCAGAGAAGCATAACTTTATTTATGCAGAAGAAATTATACCAGAGGAGTGGCTACGGTAATGGAAGAACAGGAGAGTGATTTTATTATGCACACTCCATGCACTAAGTGTGGCTCGTCAGATGCAAACAGCTTGTACTCTGATGGTCACACTTATTGTTTTAATTGTAAAACTTATGGGCAATCCCAAGAGGAGGTCAGTGTGACAGAGAAGGCAGTAAAGGATATTAGTTTTAAGACTGGAGATTACCAGCCGTTAGTAAAGAGATGTCTTACAGAGAAGACCACAAAGTTTTGGGATTATCAAGTAGGACAAGGAACACATATTGCTAACTATAAAGATGCAGACGGTAACACAGTGGCACAGAAGCTACGCTATCCTGATAAAACTTTCTCAGTGGTAGGAGATTTAAAGAAAGCTGTATTATATGGACAGCACTTATGGCGTGACGGAGGCAAGACAGTGACAATCGTTGAGGGTGAGCTAGATGCTCTCTCAATGTCGCAAGCCTTTGAACACAAATGGGCTGTAGTATCTGTCAAGACAGGCGCGGCAGGAGCTAAGAAGGACATACAGAAAGCTATAGAGTGGCTGGAGAAGTTCCAGTCCGTAGTGTTTATGTTTGACCAAGACGAGGTAGGTAAGAAGGCAGCATTAGAATGTGCCGCACTACTATCACCACGCAAAGCTAAGATTGCAAAGCTACCTCTTAAAGATGCAAGTGAGATGGTACAAGCAGGAAGACACGCAGAACTGATTGACGCTTTTTGGAGTGCAAAAGAGTTTGCTCCTGACGGCATCATCAACGGTGAAGATTTATGGGAAGAAGTATCAGTTGAGAAACACGTACACACTGTAGAGTATCCTTATCAAGGACTTAACAACAAGATAGGCGGGTGTCGCTTAGGTGAAATTGTAACTGTAACGGCTGGTTCAGGTTTAGGTAAGTCACAACTCACAAGAGAGTTTGCTTACCACCTTCTTAATGAAGGAGCTACGATAGGATATGTAGCACTCGAAGAATCTAGCAAACGTACAGCACAGGGACTTATGTCCTTACACCTAGGTAAGCCAGTACATCTTGAAGAAGTCCCGACAGAAGAGCTTAGAGAAGCCTTTGATGCGACTCTTGGTACAGGGCGTGTGTTTATGTATGACCATTGGGGATCGACAGAGAGTGACAACCTCCTCGCTAAGATCAGATACCTAGCAAGAGGGTGTGGTTGCCAGTACATTATACTGGATCACATTAGTATTGTTGTGTCAGGTATCGAAGGCGGAGATGAGAGACGAATCATTGATAACATGATGACCAACTTGCGGTCACTAACCGAAGAATTAAATATCGGATTGATTGTTGTATCTCATTTACGTAGACCAAGTGGTGACAAAGGACACGAAGAAGGGCAAGTAACATCGCTCTCACAGCTTCGAGGTTCAGCAGCTATCGCTCAACTAAGTGACATAGTAATAGGCTTAGAACGTAACCAGCAGGACGCTGAGACTTCTAATGTAACAACCGTCCGTATCTTAAAGAACAGATGGTCAGGTGATACAGGTGTAGCAGGACAGCTTCACTACTCCACCACAACAGGTCGTATGTCAGAGGAATTTGATGTACCTTTTTAATCACTCCAGCGAGAGGATATATGAAAACTAAGATTCACGTTAATCAACATAATGTTAGACATAACAAGAAGCACCTAGATGAGGAGCTTCGTCCACCATTAACTGTTAAAGACTACAAACAAAATAGAAAAGGTTTTGAGGCTGAGATTAGAGACAAGAACGGTCACGTTGTGGCTAGGTTTGTAAGCAGACCAAATAAACCGATGGCTTGTGGAGCTACTGTTTGGGTTGAAACATTTTTGGAGGTGACGGTTAAATGATTATATTTGATATAGAAACAGATGGATTACTACAGGATGTAACAAAAGTACACTGTCTAGTTATGCAGGATACAAAATCAGGTAAGGTGTTTAGTTACCACGGTGAGTCTTTGCAAGAAGGCTTAACCATACTGTCACAAACACCTGA